GATTACCTTCTTCGTTTGAAATTTCTACGGTAGTTCCAATATTTACATCACCAGTAATAGTAACATTTTCCGACCCTAATGAAACATGAAGTGGATTGTTTTCATCACAAACTGTGCCATTTTTATTGGCAAGCATCATCACTTCATAAAGTGATTTAGTTTGTCCGTTTAATTCTTGAGCAACTTTATTAAACTGTGCCATTTTAGTATCCTACTGAAGTTGCCCAAATTTCAGTTGCTGAATGTCCAGGAGCATCAATTGTTTCCTCAGGTAATTTTTCAATTAATACTCGCTCTCCAGCAGCAATGTATAAAGTAGATCCTCCGCTCAAAGCAATCAGCACAGCAGCTGTGTGAATATTGACGACAGAACAAACCGTGGCATTATCTAAGTCTGTTGGAGTGCTAGCAATATCTGTTGCTACACCTTTTACTTTAAGTAACATTACTCTCCTGACTCTTCTTGTTTATTTATTTGTTTTAGCATCTTCTGTAGGTCTGCTGTGCTACCAACAAATAAGTTATTTGTAGTTTTGTTATTGACAGAGTTCTTTGTGGGTGCTTCGAGATCCTTCATCTTCTTCTGTAGATCTAGAAGTTTATCAGTAGCGTCTGCTACCTGCTTCATGGCGTTCACAGCGACTTCATACGCTCTAGGGTGCCCTGACTCCTGAGCAACCTCTAACGCCCCGTCTAGCGCCTCTCTGCCCTTATCTATGAGCGAGTATAAAGACCCTCTGGTATATTCGTAATCTTTTGTCTGATCATCCTTCTCCTCGCTAGCAGGAGGTTTAGGTTTTGTGGGTTCAATATCAGTAGATTCAACTTCGATATCAAACATATCTTCCATATTATTTTCAAACTTGCTCATAGTATTTCAATCCCTTCATTAAATCCAAAGTCATCTGATGCTACAACTAATTGATCATCTTGATAATCTATAGTGCCATCATTGTTATAGTCTTGTAATGCTTTAGGTGTGTATGTAACTTTAGTAGTTCTTTGTGGAACAGTAGCGTTAATCCCTTCGTAAACAATTGCTTTGTTGATAACACTTGCTTGATCATAAGGACCATAGATGTAAGACTTAGCAGTAAATGATAACTCCCATGTAATATATCTACGCTCAATAAAACTATCATCCCATGCATCATCATACTGAACATTGTTTAATGTAATAGCAACATCTCTTTTCTCATCCATGTCTGGAATCATATTGAGAGTGATATTAAACGATGGTTGAAAGTATGGTAGAATCTGTTCTAAAATTTGTAGACCATCATCTTGATTTTTGGCGATAATACCAAGTTGAAATTCAAGAGTATATGGAACAGGAACATACTGTTCTGCTACTTCATTACCATCTTCAATTTGAACCTTTCTATATTTTTGAATCGGAGATGTTTTACGAGTGGGATCATATTGAATACCAGTCATCTCAAAGTAGAGACGTGGTAATGTAATAGCAATCTTTCTTCCAACATCTGGGTTCTGTTCTAGACGAGTCAAGAACTTTGCCTTTGGACCATACGCCAAGGGAACTTTCTCTTCTTCTAATACAGAGTTATCAGAAGGATCAATTTTTTTGAGAGTAATATTATTGAACAGGGTTCCAAATCCAACAATATTTTTACGAATAATTTCGTTATAAAAATGTGATCCAAACATTAGATACTACCAGTAAAATTTCCAGACTCACCAAATGGATTACCTTCTGTCCAATCAATGATGTTATCAGCGGCATCTTCGATCTCTCGATTTTGATCATACTCGCTGTTCGTATTATTTAGAGTATCGAAGGTTCCTACTACCCAGACAGCACTACTACTATTTCCAGTAATAGATTCTCCTGTGGTAAAAGTTCCTGTTCTATTAATTACTTGCATAACTCTAGTTGCACTATCCCAAGACTTCACTTCTGCTTCTGTTCCAGTAGTGCTACCTGTGACAGTTTCTCCATCAGTAAACTCCCCTGTTCCACCAACAGAAAGAGTGAGAGCAATGGCACTGCTAAACAGACTCTCAAGAGCATCAATATCTTCTACGCCAGTAGAGATATTATCACTACCATACTCATAGATCTCTGCAGTCATTGTATAGAAATAGATCTTACCTAACTGATAGAATGGATCTTCTCTTTCTACAAACTTGATCTCGTAAATATCTTCTGTAAGTGGGAAGTAAAGTAGATCACCCTCGTTAGGACGACCAGGGACAGTTAAAGTATAACCATCTGCTGCTTCTTCCCATCTACGTTGAGACACAACAAAGCGAACCTCGTCGGTAATACGAAGTCCAAACTTGCTGATGAATTCTGATGGTGACCCAAAACCTTCTACGTTCTGTAGAAGCATCTCTATTTGAAATTGACTCTCAAACTTATTATAGATGATATCGTCTAGGACGCCATCTGTAATGATAGTTCTTGGTAGGTAGTAGATATCTGTGCCGAACAGTTTGATCTGTTCATCCACAAGATCCTGAACGAGACCTTGCTCGCCAGATGTGCCACCGTAATAACTTGGGAAATAAGGACTAGTAGGCATCTTATCCGATCATATCCATGGGTGGGAGTGAGTAATCTGTCATCATTTTTGACTCCAGTTCTTTCACTTCATTGTTGCCGTCTTCCCAGATCTGGCGACCATTAAGGGTAACACCACCAGGAAGTTGAACTGCGTTATACTTAATTAAGTTCTGTCCCCACTGTCTCTTCATTAAGGCAGTGGTATATCTCTTAACAAAACTATCATTATAAACTTGAGTAAAATCGTCTGGATTTAAATAACGATAACAATCAATAAGTAGATACTGATCTTCTACAATTCTTGTTGCATCTATATCAAGATACAAACGATCTTGTCTTTTATTAAATCTATACTCAACAAACGCACCTGTATTGATAACCATATCAATGGTTTCAAAATGCTGTTTGATCATGTAATAGTTGGTAAGATCAAAGTTGCCAAAAGCAAAACCAGAACCTGAAGAGAATGAAAACAGGTCCATCAAATAGTATTGATTACTCATACCAAACAAGTTGTTCCTCATAAAGTTTGAGGAAACACCAAATACTTTGGCAATNCCAATTACTGCATCAGGAACTTCAATATAGTTATTTCTATTTTCCCAAGCATCTGAGTTTGGTGAAGTAGTATCTTCATCAGATTCTGTGAAACGGGTAACATCATCCGAAGTAAATTTGTGCTTCAGATACATTCTTTCTACACCATCAAAATGATACTCATGATAGTATTGCATTGATTGATCAACAATATCATCTGCTTGTTCGTCTGCAATATTAATTTGCAGCACTGGTGCTCCCAGTTGACGCTTACAGAAATCAATTAATTCTGATTTACTTGATGGTGAAGCCATGCACCTAGATACAAAAAGTCCCTACCTGTATTTATCAGGCAGGGACTTAGAGTTATTCTGCTGGTTCTTCTGCAGGTGATTCTTCTTTTGGAGGATTCAACATAAGCAGGGTTTCAAGACCTCCCTCTAGCTTCAATTTATATTCCTCTGCCTTCTTTAGGTTTTCTTTAAGTTCACCAATTTGCTTTAGAGTTTGAGCAAGTTGATCGTCAAAATTCTTTTTAAGTTGTTCAGTATCCATTGTAGTATTTTATAGAATAACGATAATAATATTTATATGATCTCAATTAAAGATTTTTCTCCACAAACTTTAGTTCTAACAAGATCCAAAGTTTCTACTGCTGCTTCCAATTTAGTAACCACAACCTTTAACTCATTATATTCTGTCAAATCAATTCTGGTTAAAGAAGAGATTTCATCATCAATTTGTGATTCTTTTTGCTTTAAATTTTCTCTAGCAACATTCAATTGTTGACAGAAATTTTCCCAAAGATCCTCAAAAGTAAGGAGGTCTTTTTTCTCTTCTACTGGTGGAGTAGGGTCAGGATATTCGTATTTTTGTGGGGATTCCATAGTCACCTCAGGATTGATAGTTTTTCATTTCTTCTTTGACAGAGATGTCAGTTAACTCATATGGTGAT